ATTAATATAGTACCATTTCTCTCAGGCCATCCAATAGTCGAGTCAACGGTAATTATTTGACCATCTGTAGATAGAGGCTCAACTAGAGTCGTTTTATAAGGAATCTTAAAGTCACCAACTAATGTTTCTTCAGATATTGCTAATTCATAGATTGTATCAGTACCTTCGATAATGGTAATGACGTTTTCAATCAATGCGTTTGCTTGTTTGATGTTTAAGTCAACAGCATCCGCATATTGGACTACTTGAGAGTCAATTAAGTTAGCAGGGTCACCAGATATCAACTCAGCACGTAAAACAGTGTCTACGACCCATGTAGCGTTGGATGCAGAGATGATTTCGTCTCTTGGGTAGAATAATGATACATTCTCACCAAAAAGAATTTTAAACAAATATTGAGTTGCTAATTCTGTACCTTTTGAGATATAGAAGTCACTAATATTTTTAATTACTTGTACTGGGTTTACTTTATCTAAATCAATATCTAAAGTAGGTAAATACTGTCTTCTAAACTTATCAAACACCTCTTTGATAAACAAACTGTCAAGGTTTGCAACAACTGCCCCTGAGAGGTGATTTGACTGTCTTAAATTTGATTCTTTGGCATATATCTCGTTATGATAATTGTCGTATGTAACAGCACCAGAAACGCCTCTAGAGCAGTTTAAGAAGGCAGAAGGTGAATAACCTATCCCAGGTTCTATTACGTCATATCCAGTAACTTCATCAAATCCAACATCTAGAGATGCTCTTGCTGCTTTAGGCTCAGCAATGAAGATTTTAGGAGGAAACTCGGTAGAATATCCACTACCAAAATTAGTAATGTTAATATCAGTAATTTCACCGTTGAATATGGTCGCTGCAGCAGTTGCACCAGTACCACCAATAGGTTCGCCAAATCCATCTTTCCTATCGTCAACAATATACACAGATGGAGCATCAGTATAACCACTACCACCTGTTAACATCTCAATGTTAGTAACTGACCCAGATGCAACAGTAACGTCAAGGACTTGTGCACCAACAGGGTCTATAATAGCAACTCTAGGTACAGTTACATATCCTCTACCTCTATTGGTTATTTGTATCTCATATACTTGTCCATCTTGGTTTATTCTTGCTTGTGCTTGTGCATTAATACCGTCAGCAGGAGCAGGGTCAATATACACAGTAGGAGGGTTAGAATAACCACTACCCATTGTTAATACTGAAATACTGTCAACATTTACTCTTCCTTCACTATCTATTGTGCAAGGACTGATTGTAGCACCTGATGGATTCTTAAATGTGATGGATGGGATAAATCCATATCCACTACCACTATCATCTATAGTAATACTATCAACTTGACCAGTTGTATCATCTACAGTCAATGAAACTATTGCAGGAGTGCCATTAGAGTCAGTAGGGGTTGCTACAACAGGTATAGGTGGGTTGTAAGAGTTATATCCTTGTCCACCATCAATTAAGTTAATATTTTTGATACCACCAATCAAAGACCTAACAGTAGCACCACTTCCATTAGCAGAAGTGATAGTTACCTTAGGATTAAAGTCTAAACGATATTTACTACCACCTGTTTTAGGAATAATTCTGGAAACTTGCCCTACAGAGTTGACAGCAACAACAGCAGAAGCACCACTACCAAAAACAGGAGCAATATACTCAACTGACCTAATATCAATGTCGTCTGCTGCTCCAATAGGATTTTTAAAAACTACAGTAGTTTCAAAAACAGTATAATCAGTATATGGCTCTTGTAATCTACCATTTTTCTGAATTACGAGTCCAATATCAGATGTTGGATTATATGCAACTCCATTTACTCGTAATGGGTAATTTTTTGTGCCCTGCCACTCTGTATAGCTAATATCATCTAATGTTATGATAGGTTGGTCTGCATAACCGACCAAATATGTAATCTGAGTAAATTCTGAGTCATCTGCACCACTTCTTGCTCTAGGTGCTACTGTAAATACAATATTGCTACCATTAATTGTATAGTCGACCCCAGCTGTCAACATATCGTTATATGTAATGACTATGAGGTGCTCTGCACTGGGAGGTGCTACAGGAGTGCCTAAAAATGATAAAGGAAACTCTCTTCTTTCCCCATCAAACAACATAAATGGATTTTCAAGTTGTTGTTTCTTTTTATTGAATTGTGAATACGATACACCTGGGGTAATGATGGCATCAGGTCCTCGAGTCACAGACTCGTAGTAGATAACCTCATTATCAATCATTATCGAGCCATTTTTCTCGATAAATCCGTCAATACTTTCAATTTCTATTTTTGTGTCAATCGTGCTAATATCATCAAGCAATAATGTAGAGCTTGACAACGTTTTAGAGTTATAACTGTCAAGATTGAGATAATTTAGCAGATTATTCAGAATGTCATAAGGACGTCCTGTTTTCTCTTGAGATTTGTAATACTCAAAGAGAAAATTTACAAGTTGTCTATCCTCTTGCCTAATAAACTCAGGAAGTTGATTTTCAACTCTATCCGATACGTTAATATTCTTCGTTTGCATTCGTCACCTAGAAACAAGAGGTATCTACAGGATACGTAAAGGTATCAGAGGGGTAGTCAATGATATTTAGACCACTTGTGTCACCTAAGTTATAACCAGAGAAATTGTTAGGGTCAAAAGACGCAATCGGTAAACTTTGAGTGTTATAATCAATAGGATTGACTATTGGGTTAAAGAAAGTTGGGTCTACACCTGGGGGAATCTCAATAGTTGGAGATATTGGCATAACAGAGATTGGAAGTTGCTCTGTACCGTCAGGTGTTTGCTGAATAGCAATAGGACCTACACAAACTTGTCCACTTCCATAGTCTACAGTGCCTACAGCAGCATTTAAGATAACTTCTGTCTCATCTCTAGTAGTAACCAACATAAGATTGCCCATTCCATCGTCTCTAATGTTTACAGGCACTAAAACTTGTGTTGATTCGTCAGTAGAGAAGACTGTGCTAGTTGTAGCAGCACTAGAAGTTGTCCCAGTGGTCAAATTGACCAATTCTTCAGTATAATCAGTTGCATAGAATGTCCCAGACTTAACAACAGAGAAATTAGGCTTACATTTCTCACCTAAATTGCTTCCGTTACCTTCTGGGTCTCCTGCAAAACTACTTGGGTCATAAAGTGGGTTACCAAAATCCAAACATTGTGTAAATACGTTACCAAAGGTAAATTTGTCTAAATTTTGACCCAATGTAAGTTGTGTAACGTTACCAGAAATTGATGTATCACTATTATCGACCATTGCGCCAAATTTTGACCCTTCAATTCTATTATTAAATCTGTCAGTTTGTCCATTTCTGTTATACTCATCGATTGACTGTAAAATTTTAGTACCTAACTGACTTCCAGTAAGTGCAGTGCCATTTGCGTTGTAATAAACGTAAACTTTTGGAATAATATAGAAACTGGTTGGGTCAATGACCTCAGGTTGGATAGATGCAACTGCATACTTTCTCAAATCCTTTTCAATCTTTGCTTTTGTAGACTCATTCAGTTTATTTCCTGTTTTTGGTCTAATTGCAACGTATACCTTACCATATACAGGTGGAGATAGTTTCTCGCCACCGTAGGCGGTCACAGACGCTGCCTGTGGGTATATTTCAGTAACAATGTGCTCATAGTCAGATTCTGTTACAGCACGGTTTTGAGTTGCATATGCTCTAGGTGCTCTAAACTTAATACTTAATGATGATTCTTGGTCTTCACCTTGCTGACCTTTCTCCTTTGTCATTGTGGTGATATTCTGTGGAGGTATCACACGACCATCAGAGTCTTTTATCTGTCCTATGAATGCAAAGTTGTCAGCACCGTTTGCTTCGACACCAAAAGTGGTGACATAATTCATAGTGATGTATTCACCATCAATTAAACGACGTCCAATTATACCGTCTCCAAAAATAATCTTATATCTTTGGTCATCAGTCTCTTCAAGATAAAAAACACGAGAGTTTTCATCAAGACCAGTTACATTCCCTGCTAGATTGTAAGTATCAGTTTCACTAGACTGAGCATTTGGTGAAATATCTACAGTTAGTAATTCAGTATCAACATTTTCTGCAGGAATTACAAATTCTTGATTCTTGGTATAGTCGACTGTGTAATTATATGTTAATAAGTTTCCTTGATATATGATAACGTTAGAAAAGTCTGCAATACCTGTGCCTGTATCTACTGGGACTTGAATATCTCTAGTTAAAGTAAACGTAAATGTATCTAATGCGTTATCAGCAACAAATACATCTCCTTTACTCAATATACAAAACTCAGGAAACGTAGTGCCATTTAATGCTGTAGTGGTTTGTGCTTTTATATGGACACATGCTTTAGGTGCTTTGATTGAGCGTGGAGTGTAATTTAATTGTTTAGCAATTCTTACAATATTATCTCTTACAGTTGCAGATTCTAAAAATGCTTCATTCAATGCCATGTTAGCATTAAAAGCAGTGTAGTAAGTATTGTAAGCTAGAATGTCAATAAGATATGAGGCAGCACTACCTTCAAAATCATAATCAGTAAACTCTTTCCTAGTCCTTAGGTAAGACCTGATTGATTCTTTTATCTCAAA